GCTACGACAACACGCTCCCGACAACGCACAATGCCGTTGCAGTAGTCGCTCCTGTTTGGTCAGCCTCTGACGCTGCCGCTTCTAACGCCGCAGTTCAGTCCATTAGCAACCTCGGTGGTCGTGGCACCAACCCGACCCCGACTGACATTGAGGTTGGCGGCGCAGGAACCGGACAGCCCGGCACTTCCTCATTTGCAGCAGCAGCCGACCACTCGCACCCGATCAGCACCGACACCATCAACGGCGCAATCAACTCCGTCACGGTTCAAGGTTTGCAGCAGAAGCCCTACGCATGGGCGAACAACGCTAGCGACACGACGCCTACGGTTGTCTCACCGGTTTACCCGACTGGTGGCCATGTAGCAGGAACGTGCGCCTCAGTGACCGGCGTGACCGGCTACACCATGTACCTCGTCACCATCACCTGCAATCTGTTCAACCAAGGCACAAGCGGCGACCCCGAGACCCCGTGGATTGGCTACGGTTTTGCAGCAGGCGGCACCTTCCAAGACCAAGTGCAAGTCACCGGCATCTCCTTCGGCAACGGACTGTCCATGACTGCACAGTTCATCTATTCCGGCACCCCTACGGACACCTCGTCGTTCTATGTCCTCGTGGCGAAGAACAGAAGCGGCGCATCGTTGGAAATCTACGGCTCAAGCATCTCGGTGGTGGGACTTTCATGACAATGCGTGATGAAATCGTCAAGGCAGCACGGTGGGGAGTAGCCAACCACAAGCACTTCACCTACTCTGAGGGATCCGAGCGCATGGAGGCGGTTCACAAGCCGTACCAACTGCCGATCATCTCGGACTGTTCAAGTTGGGTGACGTCGTGCTACTCATGGGCAGGAGCGCCTGACCCGAACGGCCTCAACTACAACGGCACTGGATACACGGGAACGCTACTCTCTCACGGAGAGCGTATCCCTCTCTCGCAGGTGCAACCGGGCGACATCATCGTCTACGGCCCCGGCACCGGCTGGCACACGGCTATCGTCGTTGAGCCAGGACTTGACCCCCTCACCGTGAGCATGGGACAACAGGGCGACCCCTCGTTCGTTCGAGTCTCACAAGATGGGCGACAACCACAGACCTACCTCCGGTTCATCGCCGCCGACCCCAAGCCTGCAACCAACGGCTCCATGAAGCCGACGCTCAAGCAGGTGGTCAAGGCCATTGGCAAGAAGCACTCGGTATTCAAGTTCAAGAACATCGCAGCGATCAAGGCGTGGCAGAAGTCACACGGACTCGTTCCTGATGGCATCGTCGGACCACTGACGCTGGCGAAGCTGCATGAAATGGGCCTGATGTAAATGCTTGCGGTGGATTGGGCTACCTTGGACGCCAACGCAGCCAACTTCGTCGTCACCTTCGGCGGCATCGGTGCCATCGCTGGCTTTCTCTGGAACCTCCACCAGAAGCACCGAGAGCGCACCGAGCAGACTGAGGAACTCATGGAAGTCGTGGCGGAGCACGGAAGGTCGCTCGCTCGCATTGAGAAGAAGTTGATGCCCAACGGCAAGAACACTCGCAACCCCGGCGACTTGCTTGCCATTATCTGTGACCACCTAGGAATCGAGATGCCTGAGTGAAACTGTGGCTGGAAGTCCTGTTCTACAGTGGCGTAGGGTCGGCCTGTATGGTCGTGAAAGACATCGTAGGAACGATCTGCACCGACGCCGTGGCGAACGGTCGGCATCGCTTAGCGGGCAACATGGACGGCATTGGTGACGTTGTAGGCATCGTCCTCGCATCGTTCTCCGGCGTGCAACTCATTCACCTCGGCTGGCAAGGCTGGCTCGGCATCATCCCCATCGGCATCACCGGCAAGTTCGTCACGCAGCGAGCCGTCAAGTGGAGCCACAAGAACATCACGGAATCAGAATGAGAGCAGGCGACGTTGGATTCGCGCACACCACCGGAATCATCGGTCGGGCGATCAGGTTCGGAGAATGGATTAGGGGACGCAGCCATGCCTCAACGTGGAACCACGCATTTATCCTTGACCGACCAACGGAGAACGGCGACTGGTACATCATCCAAGCGGAGGCCAAGGGAGTCACGAACGACAAGCTCCTCAGCCAAGTCGCACCAGGCGGCACCTACCAAGTAGTACCTTGCCCCTCTAATCCAGCAGACCTTCTCGTGTTTGCTCGAGCGCAGGTTGGTGCCAAGTACGGCATCGTCACCATTCTCTCTTGTGTGCTGGACATTCTGCTCCCCGACTCCATCTGTCTCCGGCGCAGCAACACATGGATTTGCAGCGGACTTGTGGCAGCATCACTCATGTATGCAGGGTGGGACACGACAATCAACATGGCGAAGAAGGACATCTACACGATGATGCCGAGTGAGGTATTTACCGCTCTTATTGCCTAATCAGTGGTAGAATCACAGCGACAAGGGAGGTCGCCATGACTGCCAAGATTCCCGCAACGCATGTTATCTTGCCCGACATGCAGATAACCCCCGATACTCCGACCGACCACATCAAATGGATCGGCAAGTATCTTGAGGATTTACTGTCTCGCCGTGAGGGTCGAGTAGAGGTAATCCAGCTCGGTGACTTCCACGACATGAGTTCGCTGTCGTCGTATGACCGACCAGGCTCTAAGAACGCCGAGGGTCAACGCATTGAAGCAGACCTCGAGGTCGGCAACAAGCAAATCGCTATCCTCTCTGCCTACCTTGACAAGGCCGACGACGCTCGCAAGAAGAAGGGTTGGCGCAAGATCAACCGCACCCACCTGCGAGGGAACCACGAGGACCGTCTATTTCGCCTCGTGCGGGACGATGTTCGCTTTGAGGGGGTATTCGGTCCCAAGTCCTTTGCGTGGCAGCAGCACGGCTGGAAGGTGCATGAGTTCAAGGACGTCGTGTTCATTGACGGCATCGCCTACTCGCACTTCTTCTACAACCCAATGACCGGCAGGCCATACTCGGGCAACAACATTGAGACTCGACTGAAGTCCATCGGTTGCTCGTTCACGATGGGACACCAACAAATCCACCTGACCGGGATGCGCCAGACCATCGCCGGGGTGCAGCGTGGACTCGTCTCGGGAGCCTGCTTAGAGGAGAGCCACAAGGTTCTGACCGCTGACCTTCGGTACATTCCTCTGTCTGAGTTGAACGCTGGCGACAAGATCGTGTCGTTTGAGGAAGATGTCGTAGGCCGACGCTCCCGACGATTCAAGACGGGGACTGTTCTCGCTGCCAAGACGGTTGAGAAAGAAACGGTTCGCGTCACCCTTGACAATGGCAAGGAGTTCGTGGCTACGCCAGATCACCTATGGCTTACTCGAGTTGGCGGACCTACTGCGGTGCGAGAAGGTTCCAGTTATATGTGGCGGACGACTACGCAACTGCGCAAGGGAACTCGCATCTCACAACCCTTGACTGAGTGGGAGACTGACCTGTCATACGACGGTGGCTATCTCTCGGGCATCCTTGACGGTGAAGGTTGTTTGTACACCAGAGAAACAAGTGGTGGAGTTGTCGCTCAGTTGAGTTTCGCTCAGAAGCCCGGTGCGGTGATGGACAAGGCTCTCAAGATTGTGCTTGACAAGTTCGGCATAGAGGGGTTGACCTACACCTCAGACAACACTGCTGACAGTGTTCGGTTCAAGGGTGGGCTTGCAACAACGGCAGCGATCCTTGGGGCCATTCGGCCTGTTCGGTTGCTCGCCAAGTTCCGACCTGAGTTTTTGGGGCGTGTCACCAATCGCAAGGGTGGCGATCCACGAGTTGTCTCTATTGAACCGTGTGGCGTGAAGCCAATCAGGATGGTTGACGTTGATGCCAAGACAATGATCGTTGAAGGTTACGCTCACCACAACTGCTACCTGCACGATGAGGATTATGTGGGGCCGCAGGGCAACGGTGAGTGGCGTGGAATCGTCGTGTGCAACGAAGTGGTCAACGGCAACTACGACATCATGGAGATCAGTCTGTCCTACCTTGAGAGGAAGTACGCGTGATCGTCGGTTTCGCCGGACTCGCTGGCTCTGGCAAGAACGAAGCAGCTCGGGGGCTGTACTACAGGCAGATCGCTTTCGCTGACCCGATTCGAGCACTCCTGCTGCGCCTAGACCCGATTATCTATGAGTCCCTCGGAACGCCTGTGCGCCTGAGTGAGCTTGTGGAACGGTTCGGGTGGGACAATGTCAAGCGTGAAATCCCTGAAGTTCGCAGGCTCCTGCAAGACCTCGGCATGGGTGCTCGAGAGGTGCTGTGGTCGGGCGTTTGGGCGGTGATGATTGACGAGATCATTGACCAGTCCGAGCCGGATGCCAACTTCGCCGTGACCGACGTGCGCTTCAAGAACGAGGTGGAGAACATCCACTGGTGGGGCGGCAAGGTCATCTGGATTGAGCGACCAGGCGTAGAGAACCTTGGTGGTCCAACCGAGAACTCCATCACGGCTGAGGACTGCGACTACATCATCGTCAACGATGGCACGGTTCAACAACTTCATGCCAACGTGCGTGACCTTATTGCGTCTCTCCCATAGTTAGATCAGTCATCGCAGCGTCGGTTTCTTCGGCAGATCCACCTTCTCGGGTGCAACGCTTCGGTTCCTCTCTCGACCCGTCACGCCTCCCCACAGGTAGAGCGAACCGTCTTTAGGGTTGACGCCCTTGAACCGGAACGCCCCTCGTTCGCCCTTGACCTTGACTTCGGTGTCGGTTTCTGCTTCTAGCCAGTTCACAGCATCCTCGGTTCTACGTCGTTCAAGCGTTGCTCTGCAATCTCTACATACTCAGGGTTCAACTCTGTCCCGACAAAGTTGCGTCGGTGCTTCAAGGCTACGACTCCCACTGTTCCCGAGCCGGTGAACGGATCAAGAATGGTGTCGCCCTCTGCGCTTCCTGCCAACACACACGGCTCAACCAATGCTTCAGGCATTACGGCGAAGTGAGCACCCTTGAATGGTTTGGTAGAGATTGTCCACACATCACGCTTGTTGCGAAGTCCATCGCTTGCCGGAGTGTTGCCGGAATAAGTATTGTTCTCATTGCCTTCAACGTGCTTGGCTCCGCCGATAGGTGGCATGGCATCCCACGAGCCGGTCACGCTTGGCTCTCGAACTGCAACGTGGTCGTAGTAATACCTTGGCGATTTGGTGAGCAGGAACAGATACTCATGGCTCTTGGTGGGTCGGTCGGTCACGCTTTCTGGCATCGGGTTGGGCTTGTGCCAGATGATGTCCGAGCGCAAATACCAGCCGTCGGCTTGAAGTGCGAACGCTACTCGCCAAGGTATGCCAATCAAGTCTTTCGGCTTCAGGCCAGTGGGCACTGGTGGTCGGCCTAGGGCTTTCAATGCGTCGTGTTGACCGTTTTCATTGCCCTTACGGTTACCACCACCACCAACTCCTGAGCCAGCATAACTGTCCCCAAGGTTGAGCCACAAGGTTCCATCGTCAGACAGCACACGGCGCACCTCACGGAATACCTCCACCAGTTCATTGACGTAATCGTCTGGTGTCTGCTCTAGGCCAATCTGTCCATCGTGTCCATAGTCACGCAGCCCGAAGTAGGGCGGTGAAGTGATGCAGGTGCGGACAGAGCCGTCGGGGATTTCGGCCAAGCGTGTACGCACGTCACCCACGAGGATGCGAGCGTGTGGCATTACTTCCCGCCGAAGCGCAGGTTGGCGTGCTTAGGGCAGAAGTGGGCTTCTTCAGTTGGAAGCCAATCCTCAGCATCCGGGGTTCCCGGCTCCGTTGCTCTCGTACACTCCGGCTCGTCGCACAGCCAAAGTGGTGAACGTTCTTCGGTCAGGGGGTCAACTCCGATTGCTTCAGTCATATAAGCAACCGTAGCAGGGTTGGTGATGCCGGGCAAGGAACCTAAAGAAATGACTTGACTTTGTGACACCCATTCGCTAGACTGGTGTTTAGTAGTGCCAAACGAGAGGAACCGATGAAGAACTCATATGCCACCATCCCATCGCACGGGCCGTATGTTGTCACCCGTGACGGCGCAGTTATTTCGCCTGTGTTCAACGAGGGATTGTTTGAGGCAATCGGATGGCTGCATCGTCACCAAGGGCAGAGCGTTGACTACGCCATTAGGTACGGTGGCTACCGAATCACCAACCCCAGCGAAGACAACTAACCGAGAGGAAACAGATGCCACTTATCGAAGCATTGACCCCAAATGAACTTGCACAGATTCAGGCCGAATTGGATGCTGAAGGATGCGCTTGGCTCGTAGAGCGTGTTGTCGGCTACGACTACGACGATAACCCTCGCATTGAGATTCTTCCCTGTGGCGCAGCCACGGTTCTCACCGACGAGTACGGCTCGTGGCATTGTGCCAAGGGTCATCACCACCACACCTACGGCTCCCCGGCTTGGCAGAACGATGGGCAGTACGACTGATGGGACACCTCACGAGCAACCACTACCCACCCGCGCCGACCACGCTGGTGCAGCAGCGCAAAGCACGTTGCACTTACTTCCGTGGGTGCGGTGGCGAGCAACCCTCAGCCAATCCATTGCCGTTCTTCAGGCCTCGGCCTGATGCTAAATTCGATTCCTACTACTGCGGATGCTACGGCTGGGACTAACTTCCGTTTGCTGAACCCTCGTCAACTTGACACATTGCTGTCACCCGACTAGGGTTTTCATCAACCACTTGGGAGGCCAATGACCCCATAAGGGCCGTGATAACGCCGACACACCCGATGCTGAATAAGCGAGGCCGTTGTATTCCACACCGGAACCGGACTGGGGTATGAATGTCGTATGGCGTTTGCCCGCACCACCACCACCTAGAACCTGCGTCTGCTGTACGACGCGTGACCTGAAGGAGTGTCCGATGCGGCCTACCTTGTCTATCCGTTCCCTTATCGCTGTCTCCGTTGTCGCTATCGGGGCAGTGTTGTTGCAACCAGCCGGGGCATCTGCTCCGCACCATTCCAATTTCCACGGCCCACTTCACGGTGCGCCGAAACACGCTCCAGTGACCACCGTGGCGCATACGCCAGTGGCCCACAAGCCACCTGTCGTTCACCACGCTCCAAAGGGCTGGCCTTGGGGCGTGACTGCTACCGACCTGCGTGAGTGGAGCCGTGTGGCTTCTTGCGAGGAAGGTGGAAACTGGCACGTCAGAGGCTCGCTCTACTCCGGGGGCCTCGGCATCACCAACTCCAACTGGCGATACTTCTCACGCGGGATGGGCTTCCCGGCGAACGCTGCTGATGCCACGCCTGTCCAGCAGGTCGCTGTGGCCAAGCGCATCAACGCTGGCTACGGAGTACCAGACCAGTACGGCTGCCACGCTTGGTGATAGCCTTATCCTGACCCTGTTGGTCAGTTGCTCTATCCGGTAGTTAGGCCACCCTACGGGGTGGTCTTTCTACTTGCGACGCTTAAAGAAGCGAGACGTAGGAATCAGATTTGGATTGACCGTCTTGGTGATTTCCGGCTCAGACGAATCCTCGTCAACGTTGGAAACATCCTCGGAACTGTCATCTTCGTCATCCCCGAACAGGTTGCCAGACCACTTCCAAGTTGACGGGTCACGCTCTTGATTTGCCATAGTGAAATCCTACCACTGTCCGTTTCGGGCAACCCAAGCGTCGTACTCGGCTGCCGAGACATTCATTCCCCGAACGGTCTTGGTGATTGCGTCGTGGGAGCGCAGTTTGCTTCCAAGGGCCTGAACGAGCAGGGCGTTGGCTGTCTTGGCGACTTCGCTGTCCTTGGCGAGTGAGGACACCAGCACGTTCTTGGCCGGGTCAAGTGCGCCAGTCTCGTCAACGTTGTCGTATCCAAAACCGTTGGGGGAAATGCTGACGCTTTCAGGGAGAACCATTGCGCTGCGATTCAGCACCATTGTGTAGTTGCGATTGTTGTCGTGATAAGCGTCGTACCCGGCGAGCGCAGGAAGCGAACTGGCAATTTGGAAACTTTCAAAGGGCAATGCAATTGCCTTAGCCATTTTTTGGTAGGCGGCTTGTTGCTGCCCGTTTCCACCATAGATTTCGCCACCGTACATTTGAGCGTCAGCGAAAAGCCGGTTCTTGCTCATTATCGTGTCCCAGCCCGCTGCTCCAAAGGAGTTCGGGATGTCTTGACTTTCCAGCACGTTCGACGGGTTGGCCAACTTGCTACGGAAGATGCAGCCACCTGCCGGTTCACCAGCGTCTGGCCTAGAGTAATCGGCAGCAGTGTCTTTGGTACTTGATGTGTAAAACGCAGCACCGTAGTTTCCACCACCGAACCTTGGCGTTCCAAAATAAAGGGATGACAGTTTGGCTTCTAATCCACTGCTTCCAGCAGTAATGCCGGAGAACAAGCACGGGCCGGGGGTTTCAGCAAACTTCGCCTCACTGACCACCGTTGGCTTCTCGGCATAGCCAAGCATCCTCAGAATTGCTGCGCTTTCTGGGTCGGTGTTCCGATTGTCACGGGCAATGGTGTACTGCTTCCAGTACTCGTCGGGGTTGCACACGATGTGCGTGAAGTTTCTTTGGAAGATGGCTGCCCGTCGCTCGTTTTCAGCAGGGTCACTAGCAAAGGCCTTTTCCTGTGTCAGCCACTCCGTGAAGTTTTGGACATCCTCGGACAGTTTTTTTGTTGCTTCGGGGGAGATTCCACTTCCACCTTCGCCAGCGACCCATTGGTTCCCGTGAAAAACGTGACCGTTGACATCCCCCTTTTGGATTTCACCAGTGGCGAGGAACGCCGTCGCAGCATCTTTAAGTTCCTGCGGGGCCGGAATCCACGACGGCATCTTCGTCATTTTCAGTACGGCTGCCTGCTGGTCTGCGAGGGGTGCGTCAGTGACGTTCAAGAACCACAACAGGTCGGGGATGGTGGTGATGAGCGTGTTCATACGCCACAAGTCCCAAGTACCGGTCTTAATCCAGTCTTCGTTCAGGGTGTTTGACGCGTTGGTTTCCATTGGCTCAGTTTACGCGTTTCTACTGACTTGACGGATTCCGTACTGGCTGAATTCGTATCCGCTTGGAAGCACGGTGTCTTTGTCAGACTGCACGGCTGCAAATTCTGCTCCTGACAGGTTTGCGTTAGCAAGATTTGCACCTTTAAGGCTTACATCTCTAAAGTTTACATCTTCAAGGTTTGCACCTTCAAGATTGGCTTCCGAAAGGCGTGAGTTGCCAATCTCGGCCTTTGACAAGTTGCACCCAGAAAAATTGGCTTTAATGAAATCGCTTGCTGAAAAAAATGAACCCGACAAGTTTGCGCCAGTGAGGTTGGCATTGCTGAAGTTTGCGCCATACCAAACGTGGTTAAGGTTTCCGTTGGAGCCGTTGCCATTCAAAAAAGGAGTGCGGTCTGTTGAAAAGTCAGCGTTTGTAAGATTTGCCCCTGAAAAATTTGCGTTTTGTGAGGGGGTTTCAAACTTTGCGCCTTGGAGGTTGGCACCCGAAAAATTAGCGTACTCTGCAATGTCTTTAATTTTGGCACCTTGCAAATCGGCATTGCGAAAATCGTTTTGACCATTGACTTGCCATTTGCCGGGGCCAGCCATTACAACAATTTCGTCTTCGTCTAGACAACCCACGCCGGTTCTAGCACACGACAGAACTCGCTCTACTGGGACGGTGCCAGAAATCATAACTTCGCCAAAATGACTTGCTTCGGTTGCTGAATAGGCAAACGAAGAAAGCGGGCGAAGTGGCACTTCTGAATTTGTTTTAAAACCTTTTGTCCAATCCGGTGGAGAACTTTGAGAACGGAAAGTCATCCCTCGGTACACGGAAACTTCCTTGATTCCAGCAGCCTTGAAGTAATCCTGCGTTGCGTTGTACTGCGCCCGGAGGAAAGCCTTGTAGAAGTCACCGTTTTCACTGACAAGTTTGTCAACTTGTGCCTGTGTTGCTGTTGCTAAATTTGTAATTTGGTCTTGTTGTGCTGAATCAAGTTTCCCCCTACTGCTGTAGCCGAGGAATTGCCTTGCTGCTTCTTTGTAATCCCAGTCAAAATGTCCAGCAAGACCGAACTCCTTGGCTGCTAATTGCTGCATTGCCAATGACAGTGGAGAAGTGTCGTTCGACGTGTTGGCCCATTCCGAGACGAGTTTGCTGACGGCTGCTGCCCGTTCCTCTGGCTGCCTGCTGCCTAACGCTTCATCCCATTCGGGGCCGAGGCGAGAAGCAATGTCCTTGGCGATTGCTGCTTTGCAGTCACCACGAACCTTCATATCCCACTTGGGGCCTGTTAGACCCTTTTCCACCGCTTCTGCGACCTTGCGACTGTTGAGGTACACGGAAACGTTGTCCCCCGGCTTGCTCTCGGCTTGGGAGATTTCACTGCCACCCTCTCCACCTGTCCACTGGTTTCCGTGAAAGGGATGGCCTTCAACGTCGCCCTTTTGTACGGGCTTTTCGTATGGTTGAACCGGCACGTTGGTCAGTTCGTTGCCTACTGCGCCCTTTTCATCAAAGTTAAACTCGTTAAAGGATTTGTCACTACCAATGGTGATGTTCTTCGGGAGAACCAAAGCACCACGGTTTAACAGCATCGTGTAGTCATCGTTTTTAATACCGACTTGCGGTACGGTCAGGGCATCAAAGCCAGCAAGTGCTGGAACGGCACTCATCCTCATTGAGTAGTCGGTCATTACTGCGTCAATTTTGCCGTAAGCCGACGCTTGGTCTGGGGTGATGCCCTGTTTCATCAAGGGCAGCAGTGAAATACCTTCTGGCCTCTCGTAGGCCAAGCCGTCATAAGTCCAAGTGTTCGATGTGCTTTCCAACTTTGCTCTAAAAATGCAACTGTCTCCACCTCTACCAATTCTCGTGTACCCCACCGGGGTGTACTTCTCAGGGGAGGTGTAGAACGCTGCTCCGTAAAAACCACCACCGTAGCGAGGAACCTTCCCGTAGTACAACTGGGACATCTTGGTTCCGACTGAAGTTGAGCCGGTCTTGATGCCGGAGAACAGGCACGGAGTTGGTACCTTGGCGAATTCTTCTTCGCTGACAACCCTTGGCTTTGCTCCGTATCCAAGCATCTGAAGAATTGCTGCGTTCATAGGGTCGTTGCTTCGTTGCTCTTTTGCAATTTTGAATTGCCTGTTGTATTCGCCGGGGTTGCACAACACCATTGTCAAATTCTTGGCGAACAACGCCCTACGAGCGTCATCTTGCGACTTGTCTCCAAGTTGGCCTGAGATTGGGATGTCCTTTGAAGCGTTTTCGACGTACTGGCGAATTTCAGCAGTCTCCTTTGGTGACAACTCGCTTTTGAACTCTAGTTCGGGTGCTGGTGTCTCGGCCTTTGGTGGGGTTGGCTCTGGCTCTGGCTTTGGTTCTGGCTTCGGCTCTGGTGGTGATGCGACAGGCTTAGGGGCTTTTGGAACCCTAGGAGCCTTCGGAGCCTTTGCTTTGGGTGCCTTTGGTGCCTTCGCCGGGGCCTTGGCTGCCGAACTCGGCTTTCCACCACGGGTGTTGAAGCCACCCCCGACGGTCAACCACTGATTACCGTGAAACTGGTGGCCGGGAACGTCACCTTTGGAAATCGCTTCCTCTGGTGGGCCGTCAAGTTCAGTCAGAAGTGGGTTGCCCTCAATCCAGTTCTCCAAGAACGCCGATGCTGGAATCCACTGTCCCTCAACGTAAGCCTCTGCGTCAGTTCCGTCGTATCGGTAGTAGGCGAACGGCTTTCCTTCGGTGGTGGAATACTCGTAGTACGTCCACGCAGAAGCCTTGATACTCCGGGTGCCGATGTCTTCCACGCCAGCAGGAATGGAAACTTTGGCCCACATTTTCACCATCTTGGCCTGACCCTTTATGTAGGCAGGGTCTTTTGGATTCAGGTCACGGATGCGCTCGTAGATTCCGTGGGTCTTCGTGGCCATTGCTGCTGATTCCGGGGTGTGGAACTGCACCTCAAACATTTGGTTCTTGATGGGGTCGCGGAACAGGCCGTTGATGCCTTTGTAGGAGTTGTGAGGGTCGGTGTTGAAGTAGTTGCGAATGGCAATGGTTTCATAGCCTTCCTTACGGAGGTCTGCCAAAGCCGATTTCACTCCGTCACTGAACTTCTTCTCATCCAACGCCAAGGTGTAGCGAATTGAATCCTTGACCGCCAGCGATGCCTGCTGTTCGGCTTCGGACTTGGGGCCAACGAAGTCTCGTGCGTCAAGGGCAATCTTGCGAGCCAGCGAATCTGCGCTTTTCAGCACCTTGTCTGGTTTAATGCGCTGCGCCCCTACTTCGGTAGCAGTCTCGGCAATCTCTTTGGTGATGCCCGGTTCGTTCTTCGCTGCCCTGCGATGCAGGGCTGAAGCCAAGAACGTTGCTACTTGGATGCCATTCGTGTACTGGTTCCCGTGGAACAGGTGTCCAACGAGGTCGCCTTTCTCAACTTTGTCGGGCAACGGGACAGGGACATCCTTCAACCCATCTCGGTTTCCAGCAATTGGATTGGGTAAGGCACCCCCTTCTCCAAAGTATGATTCTTTCATATTTACGGAAACTGTGGTGTTTTCAGGCAGAATCATCGAACTGCGATTCAACACCATTGTGTAGTTGTTCGTAGTGTCGTGGTAAGCGTCGAAACCCGCAAGTGCTGGGAGAGTACTGTAAATTTCATAACCACCAAATGCGTCTTCTAGATTAGGAAATGCCTCTCCTATAGACGCAAGAGTTTTTTGTTGTTCTGGTGAAAAGTGTGCTTCGCCGGGAATTTCGTTTATAAACGACCTTTCAATGTAGGCAGCAGTTTCATTGCTCAGCAAGTCGCTATTATGCAGATATGGTTGCTGGTTACTCGGCCTGTCCTTTTGATGGTAATCAGATTGCCAAACATTGGCAGGATTGTCTAATTTGCAACGAAAAATGCAACCATTTGTCCCTTTGTAATTAGCATAACCGGCTGGGGTCAACTTGCCCGGAGAGGTGTAAAACGCTGCTCCATACACGCCACCACCATAACGGGGGACATCCCCGTAGTACATTTGCGACAACTTCGTCATAATGCCACTGCTGCCGTCCGTAAGGCCAGAATAAAGAACCTGTCCCGGCGTATTGGCAAACTGCTTTTCACTGAGTACAGTTGGCCTCTCGGAGTAGCCGAGCATTTGGAGAATTGCTGTACTTGACGGGTCGCTGGACTTGTTTTTTACAGCAATGTCACGCTGTCGCAAGTATTCGGTGGGTTGCAACAGCAAGTTGGTGAGGTTTTCTTGAAGCGTTGCCCTTCTTTGTTCGGGGTTGTCTTCCTTCTTGAACACCACTTTGTCGGTGTACTCGGAAACAAGTTTCTTGATGAGCGCAGTTGTCGCCGGTGGAAACTCGCTCTTTGCAGCGATATGCCCAATTGAGGCCGACTTCGGGGCCGGGGCCAACGGTGCCGAGGGCTTTTCCACCTTGGGTTCTGGCTTTGGAGCAGGCTGAGGCTGAGGGGCAGGCGGTGGTGATGGGGCAACAGGCTTTGGCTTGGCTACTTGTGCAGCCTTTGGTGGCTTGGCTGCTGGGATGAGTGGCTTCCGGGGCTTTGGAGCCTTGGCAGCCTTCGGAGCCTTTGCTTTTCCACCAGAAGCATTGAACTTGCCACCGACAGTGACCCACTGGTTCCCGTGGAATTGGTGACCATCCACGTCGCCCTTTTGGACATCCGACTGCTGATAGTCGTATTGCGCTCGGCCACCGGCGAAGCAGGGCCGGATGTCGCCATCAGATTTCACTACATCATCGGACATCCCCGCTGTTGATGGGTCTGACCACTTCTCTGGGAGCAGTGCGCCCTTCTGCTCTGGGAATCCACCACCGAGTTGGGTCATCACGGAGTTTTGACCACGAGTTGCAGTGGTCATTGCCTGACGAGCGAGTGGGCCATACATTGAGGCGTGGCTGGCCCACGCCGCTTCTTCACCATTCCTGTCGAAGTTGCGCCCAGTGGCAGCGTGTCCAAAAGCGTCGTGGACAGCACGGAATTCTTCGATTTCCCGGTTGGTGACGAACGGGTGGCCACCAGTGCTACTGGCAGACAGAACGGCCAAGTGATGGTTGTCGTGAACGTCTGCTGCCATTTCAGCAGCATCCTTGTACGGGTCTTCCTTGACTACTTCGACCTTGACCCCAAGGGTCTTGGTTAGGTACTCAAATTGCTGATGGGTTTCCTTGACGAACTCTCGGTAGGCAGCACGAGTGGATTCATCCACAGACGGCAGTGCAACGTAGTCCTTGGCGATTTCCAAAGCCCGTGACGGGTTGACTTTCACCTTGGAGTAGTCAATGTCGGGTCGCTGCAAGCCGACGCTCTTGGCGTATTCGGCTGCGCCCTTAGCAAGTTCGGCGTTTCCACCAGTCCATTGGTTGCCTCTGAACGGATGTCCCGGCTCGTCGCCCTTGACAACGATTCGGTCTGCCCCCACAACGGATTTCACTACCGTGGCGAACTTGGCCAAGGTTTGGAAAGCCGCGATGAGTTGAGACAAGTTCTGCATCATTGTCTCGTGCTTGTCGCCCATTCCAATCTGGTGGAAGTCAATGGCGAGGTTTGCCAACTTCGGCTGGAGAATGAGCAGCGATTCTGGTGATACTCCGTTGTTCCAAAGGTCGCTAACGAAATCAGGCTTTAGAACACGGGGCCGGAAGTTGCACAAGGCGTGGTCAATGCCCACGATGCGCCCGTCGGGGGTGGAAATCCAATTCTTGGGCCGACGGTCTGCATTGGCGGTGAGGTAGTCGAACAGTTTCAGTGCTGTTCCCTGAGCGTTCTCCGGCAACTCGGTCTGCCCGGCTTCTTCACCAGTCTGGCCGACGATGAACGGCATAATGACGGTCTTGGCACCAGAGCCGTAGAGGTGGCAGTCCCTAACCGGAGCGTTCATTGTTTCGCCCACCAGCGATGCCAAGTACTCCTGCGCTGCCAAGATTTCAGCAGGGTAGAGCCTGCCGGTCTTGTTGCCAACCCAGTCCTTCATCGTCTTGATGATGCCACCAGAGCCATCGGCAAACCGGACGTAGGTGAAACCGTCGTTCTGGTTCCCCTTGAAGCGACCTTCCAAAGGCTCCGTTCCGATTACGTCAGTGTTGGTGAATTTAACAAAGTTCGGTTGGAACGTCACTAGACCATCCTGTCGTACATCTTCTTCGCAGTTGGGTCGTTGCCAGTGACAAAGGGGAACGCCTTTTCCATTACTCCGACGCACTTATCAACAGCATCTTTTTCAAAGGTGGTGTTGTTCTTGGCTGCCTGCAAATCCTTCAGGCCGGTGTACATCTGGGTCAACCTATCGGAGTTTATGCGCTTCAACACAGCAAATTGCACAAGGTCGGAGGACTGTGGTGGAAAAGGCTCGTGACGGGCGTTTCCCAAGCAAAGCGAGTGGTCAATCGCTACGACTTGGCTATCCTGAGTGACCCAGTTGCGGGGGGTCAGATTGGTGTACATAAAGTTTCCAAAATGACGGTCACCGTTGCCAATCAACTTGTCGAAAAAGTACATTTCGTTTCGCTGCTGGTTGCACTCCGATGAAACATTGTCTGCTCCACGACTGTCAAATGCTGTTTCACCCTTGATGAGGGGCATCACAATCTTCTTCGGCTCACCCGGAACCGGCTCAGCCTTGGCAATTGAAATACCCATCGCTGCGCCGATTTTTCCAGCAGCGACTTCGGCCTTAGCAAGTTGTTTTGGGGAATTTTTTCCCCATTCTGCTAGACCCTTCACCACACCGGCACTGCCATCCTTCATCGTGACGAGTTGCAGTCCAGTGTTCTGCGCTCCACCCTTGGAACCTAACTTCTTGTCGTAGGAAGCAATTTCGTTGGTGGCCAGAACCTTGGGGCCGGGTTCATTCCAGTCCTTGACGGCTGGCTTCAGGGATTGCTGAGGCTCAGGGAGTTTTACTGGCGGTGGAGTTGG